AGAGGCGTAGCGGTTGATGGGGATATTATACCACTCAGTTAATTATATTGCAACCGTTTACGGTAGAAGTATACTGTATACAGTTTATGGGGAAATAAAAAACTCCCTCGGTTAGAGAGAGTTTTTGTTTGTTAGTTTTAAGGCAAGGTAACTAATTTTCTCGGTTCCATATCTTTATCCATATTAACCCCAGGAACATAGGTTAATGCCTCGGCAACATTATTCCCTTGCTGTGTAGAAACCTGAACAAGGCAACCATCAGGCAAATTACATACCTTAGTTGACTTCATCCAACCCTGAGACTTACTAGATGCCTTGCAGAGTAGAGCGAATGTATCTCCGTCACCGTATGTCTTAATGTCTGAAATGTTTGCTTTAGCCGTTTTGATGCAGTCAATATCAAGAGTTTTTTCAGTTTGCAATACGTTTCCAACTTCATCATAAGTCGCCTCGAAAATATCAGGTTTGCAGGGGTATTTCTCGCCTTTAACTCCGGTAATAACATAGTCACCCGGCGAAGCGGTCATGGTTCCTTCGAGAGTCTCAATCTTTAATTCTACGGCAGTTTGAAATGCCTCAATGACAACTGGTTTTTTGCGGTATTTCTTCGGTAACATTTTATCCCTCCGTTAGTCCTCTATTAGTCATTCAATTATACCACTCAGCAAATAAAAATTCAACCGTTTACAGTAAACTTATACCGTTTGCAGGATAAATAATGTCCGGCATAGAATAGTTATAGTACATCTAAGTGGATTATCTTACTAGCATAAATAATCCTAAGTATATCTACAAGGTCGCCTTCCACGGTCGGCCATTTTTTTTTGGCAAAAACAAAACTCCCCCAAGTAGGAACTCAGGAGAGTTTGCTTATCATGTCTGACCGTTGATGTCGTTTTAAGCGGGCAAGGATTTGCACCTTGCATGGCAAGTCGGTCTGTTGACTTTGCCTTACGTCTGATAGCGTCTACATTTTCCGCCACCGCTTATTTACCGTCCCACCCTGGTACGCTCAACCTTTAGTGATGTAAGCGTGGTGGGATCTGTTGATGTATTATATCACCCTTCAAAAACAATTTCAACAACTTTTCCCCTAAAAGTTACCTGAAATATGGACAAATTCTATTTGCATAAACTTAACGAACAGTATAACGAACGGAGGTATGTTATGGAGAAAAAAAATAACCTTCTTGCCGATGGCATAGATGCCCTTAGAATCGCTTGGAGGCACCGCAGAGGCAACGAAATACCTGCGGCAATACTAGACACTATAGATATACTTTATCCACCAGATAAACCTCGTCCATTACCAATAAGGAATGGTATCATCAAAATTAAAAACGGTTGGCATATGATATTTACTCTTAGACCTGGTACTAATTTTTCGATGCTAAAAAATCAGCAGGAGTATTTTGAAGATGCCTGCCGTTTGCCCGTTGCTATCGAAAGAAAGGGAGGTTATGCCCACATAACTATTTACGAACAGAGTATGGAAAAGTTTTACCCGTTCGAGTGGGATTATTATCAGTACCCAAAAATGTACTTGCCCATACCGATTGGTATTAGTCAAAAGGGATTAGAGGTATTGGACCTATCTAAGGCACCTCATTTGCTTATCTCAGGAACTACTAATTATGGAAAAAGCACTCTCATATACAACATTATTCACGCACTCCTGCCGATAGCCAAAATAGCAATAGTTGACCTCAAAAGACTTCAATATTCTTATCTTAAAAAATATGTCGCTCTGGCTAAAAATGAGAATGACACATTAACCTTACTGCAAGCAATTAACAAGGAAATGGAGAGAAGAATTGACTTACTGGAAGATGCGGAAGTGGAAAAGATTCAGAATTATAAAGGTGATTTGCCGTTTATAGTGCTTATTATTGATGAAATAGCGGAGGTGCAGGACAAAGAAACCATCTACTATATAGACAGATTAGCACGTTTAGCAAGGGCAGTCGGTATTTCTATTGTTGCAGCTACCCAAAGACCAAGTAAAAAACTAAAGGTATTTGAGGAAAACACTCGCGATATGTTTGCAGCAAGAGTTTGTTATCTTATGCCGGACGAGGTGAGCAGTCGGTTAGTGTTGGGTGAAACGTGCAGTATGGCAGCACAGATACCTGAGATACCGGGGAGGGGAATTTACAAATACGGCATAACTTTAAAAACCGTTCAAACTATGTTTCTTGATCTAGACGATGCCAAGGTATTACTAAAAAAGCAGGTGAAGGAGGCAGATGCCATTGCTAAAGGGTGGGCAAATGTCGAGCAGACGACGAGGTTATTGCCGCGATAATTCAGTTGTGGAGCGCATACACACCAACAGATGCCTTAACGCTGAACAGGTGCAGGTATTATTATTCCCCTTAACCGCATCCGGCAAGCGTAAATGCCAGCAGAGACTGAAACGACTAACCGAGCAATTCCGACTGAAGCGGTGGCGATATGATTTAGAGCAACCTTACGCATATTTCAGGGAGCGTATAGAGCAAATAAATCACACTGTTTTGCTCAACTGGGTAGTCATTTGGATTGAGCGAAATTTGAAGTCGTGGGAGGAAATCTATTCCGTAGACTATAATTATGACATGAAAATATTGGTTACGGATTGCTTTATTGCCATTAAAAACATATTCACTGGGCAATTTGAGTTTATTTTTATCGAAATGGACGTTCACCATCCGGGCAATGATTTTGATAAGGTACGGAAATATAATAACCTTTTCGGGAAACTGCCGGATCAATGGTGGGTGAAACAGACTAAAAGATTTCCGAAAACTCTGTTAGTCACCGATAGCGAACGCAAGTTGAAGAAAATTAGAAAGTTGGTTGAACTGGAGAATAAGAACGGTCTAGAATTTGAAAGTTATCTTGTAAGCAATTTAAGGGGTGAGGTGTTGAAATGCAAAGGTTAATAGCGGCAATAATGGGGTTGCTTTTATCTCCGACAATCTCTTTTGCATTATCAAAAAATCTAGAAGATACAATGAGAAAAACATTTGGTTGGGGCGGCATAGGCAGTGTAATAGTTGTTCTCTTAGTTCTTGCCGTTGGAAGTTCCATTGCCGAGCATGTTTCCGGTGCTTTTGGTAAAGGTTACTATAGTACGATAATAAAAATTATCAGCACATTTCTAGCTATAATAATTTTCGTCGGTGTTGCACTTAAATTATTGGATAGTATTTCTAAGATTTTTATGTAGGGGGCGTTGGGTTTGTTTATTATCGGCCCTGCAATATTATTTATCATTCTATGCGTTCTCTTGCCGGAATTGTTGTGTTTATTCGTTGCCGGCTTGGTTGGTTATATTATTTGCAAGCAAGTTAATCGCCGTTCAATCGGTCTAATGATTATTACCGTAACCGTCTTTTGCGCTTTAAATTTAGTAGTCGGTAGGTTGAAACCGATAGTTGATGCAGCAGATAAAGCACCCGTAAACAAAGAGCAATTGCAAGAAAGTCAGAAATATTTAGACAGGAAATTGGACGGTTTAAGCGACAATAAATACTTTCAATACATTATTACCCCACCCAAATAAGGAGGTGTCTATATGACCGCCATAGCGCTAAATAAAGGCATTGTGGCATTAATGGCGATAATGTTTATGTTTTGTCTTACACCGCTAACATCGCATAAAATCAATGCCGAGATTACCAGTTATCGGGATAATGTTTTTCGTGGTCAACTGAATATTGACGGAAATAAACTGCCGATGATTATTGAGGTAGAGGAAAAGACAATAAACGAAAACAAGAAGGAGGATATTCGAGAAGATAGAAACATTAATGAGAATAAGGATATTAACGAAAACAGAAACATCAACGAGAATAGGAAGGATGAAAAATTTAACGAAAACACCAAAATTACCGACGATAAAACACCCGGTAAGATAAAAATAACCATTGAGAACGGACCAAAAAAAGCGGTACTAGAAAGAGATATAGGATCTGGCACTATGAGCGACATTGACAGGGAAATATATAAGCAGGTTTCCGATAGTCTTACCGAGTTTGTGAGTAAGAACAAGGGTATTAGTGGAAGGGTTAGAAGTGCGGTAAATAGTTTTGCCGAGCATTGTAACCGCCCTGCTAGTCAAAGAAAGTGGTGCAGGTGGTTTTAATTAGTTAGTTGACTAGATAAGTGGTTGGTTGGTTGTTGTTGTCGGTTAGACTTTGGGGCATGTCCCGACTTGTCGCGATCCCATAATCCATAATCATTATATCTTATATAAAATTTTTTTTGGTTGATTTTCATTGGGATGAAGAACAGAATTAAAACTCTTAGAGTATGGTGGTATGAATAGGGGTGCGATCTAAGAAACGAATAGATTAAAGAATACCTAAATTAAGGGGGAATACGGGCATGACAAGAGAAGATTTTGAGAAATTTTCACAACTCATAGAGGAAAATCTAAACAATATGGAATTCGCTGATATAGACATTGAAGAAAAGTTTGACAAGTCAATTAAGGTATGTTTTATGCTACTCAATATGTGCGACGGATTTGTTGAAATAATGCCTGATGATATACTGGATAGGATTAAGTTAACTCAGGAATAAGGCCCTTCGGGGTTATTTTTTTTGTTTACTTATTGCATTATTGTATGATATAATAGTTGCAACATAATACAAGGAGGATGACATGAGAACTAAGATAGCAAAAGTCACGGTTACCTTTCATGTCCGCATAAGTCCAGAACTTAACCAAAAGATTGAGGATGAAGCGGATTTTAAAGGGGAAAGTAAAACTGCTCTTTTCGAGAGAGTTATGGAGCAGTATTTTAAGGGTAAGGAGGAAAATAATTGAACAACAGACTACATTGCAAATCCAACCTTCCCGGATGTATAAAGTTTCTGGTAGATTATTTTGCGTTAAATAAAATTAAGAAGGAGGAAGTCAATTGAAGTGGATTTACCTTATCACCATAATCACAGTTGTCTGCGTGTCTGGACTTGTGATTGGCAGATATTTTAGCGGCAGGAAGGAGAAGGGTTGATGACTGTTGTTAAGAACGAGAAGGGAGATTCTAACGAATTCTTCTTTCAACTTGTTCGTAGTTTTCTCAATATGACCCCATGTATCGTTAGGGCGAGAAGCGATAGTGCTTGTTCTGATTGTGCTATTACGGATAGTTGTGATTGGTATAAAACTATGGTTGATATTGCTAGCAAGTTAAAGGAGAGGGAGGAGGAAAGTTAATGAGAGAGATTATTTTTAGGGGTAAACAGAGGAATTTAGCGCACGAACAATTCCCTCAGAAATATCCCAATCGAGAACGTGAATTTGTTTACGGTACAGGTGTTTATGATGACGGTGTGAATTTGTGGCTTATATTGGAAAACGGAGAAAATAAACCATTTTCACAACTAAAAAGCACTATTATAGATCCTGATACATTAGGGCAATTTTCCGGACTAAGGGACAATAAGAGAACTGCCGAGTTTCCCGAAGGTCAGAGGATATTTAAGGGTGACTTATTTAATTTCGATGGTGGTATTGCTAGAGTAGAATGGTGCAATGATTTGGCCTGCTACCTTGCTGTATTTGCCGATGAAAATGATGTAA